TCCATCGGGATGATCCTTCCAATACTTAGTAAGTCTTTCTTCTACTGTCTCATAATCTTCTAGATTAAACATACTGCTCATCCTTTTCTGTAATCAATTCACAAGCTAGTGCAAGGTAAGCACACGCGTCGATATAGGAGTCAACGTGATCTGCTGTCTCCTGGAGTCTTGCGAGTTTAACTTCGACCATCGCCAGACACGCTTGATGGTCTGAAATTGGTGTTTCAAGCATCTGCTGGAGTCGCAGTGCGATTCGAGTCTGATTGATACGAGGATGACCATATATTCGTCCTCGGTCTCCAATAATGTCAGTAGCTGATAATAAGACTTCACTTGCTTTCACACTCGCACCCTTTCTTTAGATTCGTAGTAATCTCTCACAGCTTTACGCCCTTGCAGATAACCTACGCGAATGCCGACGATACGGCCTAGATGAAAATATAGTGCGGATAAGACAATCATTGCAAGAAGATCGCCTAGTGATGGATCGAACATGTTAAGCCTTTCTTTGGATGCCCTTCATCCGTGGCTCTAATGTCTCATGACCCAAAGGGGAATTTTTACAGATTAAGATAACGAAACGGTAACGATTCTGTCTCATCGATGTGGTCATCGATGTCTCGATCAAGCTCGTTATCTAGGTCGTCCATAGCGCTTGCCTGAGACGACGAACGTCCCGTCCTTCTCGATGTAAATAAGATCAACCTGCACATTCTTGCCGTCGACGTACATAATGGCGAACGCCTGCTGCCAGTTAGCCGATCCCTTTGTGTATGAGGCCTTGCTAAAGTCCATAAGATTGCCTACTTCTACGCCATGCAGGACACGCCCTATACGGCCTCCAGAGGCCTCTGAGAAGGACGATCTTCCTGCCCTGTGTGTGTGTCCAGAGATGACGCTCTTACCGTGTCTACGGGCTGCTTCAAGGGCTGAGAGACCCCCTTGAGACTTGATAGGAGTATGGTCGCCATGGACTGCTATCCAGTTAGGCGCTATGTTATACGGCTTCTTATGGAAGGTAATTCCAAGCTCATCAAGGCGCATGAATTTCTCAAAGCGCAGCTCTGGCAACGATAAGAAGCTAGGGATTTTACGCATGATCTGCGTGTACAGCCGATCTGTGTGATTAGACCGGATCATCTGTGTTACTTGTAGATCGTAAAGTACCTGAACAGCCTCATCGCGATCATCTCCCAAAGTCTGTTCATAAGCCTCTGGCGTCCCTTCTGACCACTTACTGATCGTATTAAAATCTATCTCGTCGCCTATTGTGACTACTTCATCCGGCTTAAAACTACGTATAAATTGTGTTACATTTTTTACAGCTACTCGATCATGAAAGGGAACCTGTAGGTCACTTACTATGACTATTCGCTTCATCTAATCCTCGTCGTCGTCCTCATAGGGTATGCGATCCACTCGATCAGGGAGCGCAGGCAGAAGCCAGTCAGGGTAAGCGGATCGTTCTACTATGATCGCTAGACATAGATCGACTGCAAAGCCTGCACGTCTTAAGGCTCTGTAAAACTCATGTATAGAAATCGCATAGGCATCTAATGCGCTATACGTATCGAGGTCTATAACCTTCTTAGTCTTTGCCATGTCAATAATTATCGCTCAAGAAGGATGTTATAGATTTCATCAACACGGCTATTTAATCTTTTAATTTCGCCAAGAAGATGTGTGATGACATAACCTGCAAGCCCACCGATTATCGCTAGGCTGGCAAAGTAAAGTGTCATTAAATCCGATGTGCTCATTTTTTAGGTGTCGCGTATCCGAATACTCCAGCTACTACTGAGCCAAGGATGGCGCGATAGTCTAGGGAGAAGTTAGATGTAGTGCCCCATACGCATAAGAATGCGCCTACTGCGATTATTGCCGGATGCTTCATGTTCATTTATTGTCCACCTATCATCGGTATAGTAAAGAATTGAGAGTCTTCGTCGCCCTTGATAGTGAAGCTGATATGCGCGTGATGATTATGCTTATTGATCCCATCATAAGGACGCCAAGCCCAAGCCTTTTTAGCTGAGGCGATCTTGCCATCGAAGATGATGTAACTAATTCTCTTATCGCCAGACTTTGCAGCGAGTCGAATCTGATCAACCAAGTCAGGCATGACATCCGGCTTCCCACCTTTCCCGTTAAGGTCGCGGTCAACATCGATGGCGCGTACCCATCCTTGTGCATCTGGATTATGATCAGACTTGCGAGCAGCGTGTCTGGTATCACCGATCCAGCCGTCCGAAGTTCTATCTCTATCTGGGAATGCATCATCGATCTGCTCCCTAAGCTGGGTCGCTGACTTGCTTAGCCTCGGCTTCACAGGTTGCACACTCCCATCGCTTAAGATTGTTTAATGTCAGTTCTGCGTGATCGCATGGTACAGGAGCGATGAACGCGTCATCAATAGGATCATAGGTATAACCGATGCCTGCGTAGTTAAATCGAATTGTGCTGTTGTAGCTTGTCTTGATCCATGTGCCGCCAAGGTTATCGATTAACCATTGATAGCCTTCATCGCCTGCTGGATCGTTATTGTCTCCAACCAATACGCGTATGACTTTGTTGTTATCGTCTAATTCTGCCCAATGACTCATGCTGCATACCTCACAACGATAACGCCTGATCCACCATTGCCGCCGTATGCGCCAGTTGTACCTGCCGATGTTTCATAGTGAGCACCACCGCCCGATCCTGTGTTGGCTGTGCCAGATGTCGCATTAGTCTGCGACGCCTTATTAGCTGCACCGCCACCGCCCGATCCGCCTGCTGTGCTGCCTAGTGTTGATGCTGTTCCACCACCGCCTGCGATAAATCCTGCTACCCCTAACCCTGTCGCTGTCAGCATTGCACTTAGTGCGCCCCAGTTAGTAACAGAAGAAGTACCAGCACCACCTGTGCCGCCAGTAGTTCCTACTGCTCCAGCACCTCCGCCTGATCCGCCATATTGATTACTAGAGGCATTTCCTGCGCCTCCTGCATTTCCCTGTCCAGAAGTAGCAGTACCACCTGTGCCGCCAAAGTTACCACCGCCACCGCCTGATCCACCATTGCCGCCGTTAAAGCCGCCTTTAGCGCCATAGCCTCCGCCGACTGTGGCAGTTAAAGATCCAAAAGTTGAGGCATTGCCTATAACTCCATTTTCTAGTATCTGTGGAGAGTCTTGACCTAATCCTCCAGCACCACCTGCACCAACAGTAATCGTCTGATTAGTTGAAAAAGATTGAGATGAGAAACCTAAGACGCCGCCAGCGCCTCCGCCGCCAGGGCCTTGGTTGCCAAGTGTGCCAGCGCCTCCGCCGCCACCTGCAATTACTAAAACATCACAGGTTAAAGTGCCGCCAGAGATACCTAAAGTTCCGCTAGCTGTAAAGACCCGATAGTTAAAACCACTTGCACTGTATAGAGTGCCGCCTGTAACTGTTACAGATTGAGTCGGGCTTAGAATGCCAGTCACAATGTTGAGCATTATCCAATGGCTCCGACGACATACCATGCATCTGTGCCAGTCTTAATGCAAGCTGCGCTTTTATATTGTGCAAGGGTAGGTGAGGCTGCTACTGCGCCAGCCGAAAGAATTGTGGTAGTTCCGGGTGTTACAGCTGAGATTGTGCAGGCTCCAACGCCAATGTTTAGGATCGTAAGAACTGTGCCAATGGGAAACGCTACAGTAGCGTTGGTAGGGATCTTGTAAGCGATCGCTGTGGCCTTGTTCATTAGTTCTAAGACTTGATAGGTATCGGCAATGACAGCCGTATAGTCGGCGGTCTGAGCTGCGCCCACAGTAAAGGCTACTAGGCCGTTATAGTCTGCCGCCGTAAAGATGTCGCCTGTTGTCGCTGGAAAGCCTTCTGCCATGATTTTCTCCTAGTATCCCATAATGGATTGTCCGATTATACCGTAAGTCGTACTCCCGACGATCAGGCCTTCAACGATTGGCTCAAGTGTCGTGACTGTGCATTTCATACTGTTAGGGGTTATATCCCACGCCAAGCCCTGCACTTGCAAGGTCTTAACGATTGTCGAGCCGTCTGGCTGGACGTTAGTGATCTTTACATTATCAAAATAGTCAAGGCCGATCATTGTGTCAGTCGGTACATCTGTGTCAAGTAGATCGACTTGGAGCTGATCTATTCTGATCGATGTTTCTGCACGGGTTGCGACATATATTCGAGCGATGTCTAGGACTTGAGTATCTGTCTCAGGGATCATGTCTGTAACTGTCGTGCCATGAGGGAAGTACTTAGCCGATGAGTCTGTATTGGTTGCAGTCTGCGCTGTGCCGCCTACGCGTGTCATGCTTGCCTGATTGACGATTAGTTTGTCATCAAAGGCGTACTTGAGGTCTGAGTAGGGGATGCCTGTAGTCTGATTAAACTCAATAGGCGCAGCCGCTAAAGATCCTACAACATCGGTGCGATCCTTAAACTCAGCTGTGCCGTCTGTGCGAATAAAGAATGCGCCTTGCTCTGCGAACTCTGCCGCCTTGAGGGCTGCAAGGGATGTGCGAGCTGTGCCGGGATCTGCTTGGACTGTTGTCGATCCTGTATCTGTAATACGCATCGATGTAGGGAATGAGACTTGATCAAGGATCTTTGTGATTCGAGTGCCTGTAGTCTGACCAGCAGTTGCATCTGCAACTGTAGCCACGTTAGCCATCTGGAATAGTCTGAATGCATCTGAGCAGACAATATCGACGTAGCCGATTTCCTGCCCTGTTGGATAGTAATACTTATACTGATCGACATAACCTGAGAATAGAAACTTCTGTGTGGTTGCAGTAGTCGCAGCTACGCGGATCTTGCGTAGTGGAGTCAAAAAGCCGAAGTAAGGGCTAGAGGCATTTTGAGGATTAAAGTATGAGTCAGGATCTAGGACTCGTACTGTGCAGTTACCGGACTCGTAGGTGTCTCGCATGATGTTACGACCACGGCTGATCTTGATCGATCTAGTGACATCGCTGAGATCAACTACTGGATCGGGGACTTCGCTTGATGCGAACTGCGAGACTCCGATTACGCCATACTTTGCATCGCCCACGGTGAAGGGATAGCCAAATGTAGCACCTTGGCTAAAGTCAAACGATACCGAGATGGTTGCAGGCAGGGTCATAGGATCGCTACTGCGCCTCGGCCACCTGATCGATTAACTTGATTAAACGATCCAGATAGTGAACTGTTAATCTGTGAATTAGTAACTGCGCCGCCTACGATGTCGCCATCGAGATAGACCTCGACGTTAATGGCTTGAGCATTAGCCCCTTGGAATCTATTGACAGCAGACATCAATTCCATCTCTGCATCGGAGAAGCTAGATGATGGCGCGACAGGCGCGTTCTGTAATTGTGCTACAGATACGCCAAGGGATGAGGCGGTGTAGTTGAGAAGGTCTAGAGGTAGCGTCCAGTTGCGATAAGGATTAGGAGCCTCTGGCGTGGTCAGTAACAAGGCGCGTAATTCATTCTGGCGCTTAGTTGCAGCTTCTAACTGATCAGATAACTGTGTGGCTAGGCTTGCATTACCTTCAAGGATAGCCTTCTGCAACAGCAAGGAGATGCGATCGGTCTCGCTGATCTTGCCCTTAAGAGCTGCCTCGATACCAATAGCTTCTAGGTTAAGAGTCTTAGAAGCCTTCTGTAAAGCTAGAGACTTTTTCTGTGTATCAAGAGTCTTCTTCTGGAGTGCTGCTAATTCTTTAGCACGCTTGGCTGCTGCTGCTTCTGCCGCTTTACGAGCTGCATCATTAGGATCGACGTAACCCGGGCCAAGTGCCGATGAAGGGTATCCGCCCATTCCCGGAGTTGGAGCTTGTCCTCTAACGAAATTTATAATGTCTAGGAATGGCTTATATTGAGCAGGTAGAATCTTGTTGTAGTAAAGATTGATCCACTCAGAAACTCCGGGCAATTCCTTGAACTTTGAAATCATTACAGACAAGCCAGTAATAACTTCTGATGTTGCCACCGCTAATTCAGTCATGGCATCGGCTAGAGGTTGAACCGTATTGCCTTCTCCTGAAAGAATGCTCAAAGAATCTACTAGGCTCTTTCCAATTATCTCAGAAGCCTCTCCTGCTGCTGTAGATAGGATGCTCAACTTGCCTGCATAGGTTTCAAGGAAAGCAGCATTAGCACCCGAGAACTGCTTACTTAGTCTTTCTTGCACATCTGCAAAGCTCATGGTCTTAAGTTCAGCCTGAGATAGTCCTAGTGAATACTTGCGCAGGCCTCGAGTTTGTCCTACATAGGCCATGCTTAAATCGTTGACAACTGTTTCAAAATCAACGCCAGAACCGCGTGAGATGTCTAGTGCTTGAGTAAGTAATTCTGTGGACTTAACAACTGAGCCCGTGGTCTGCAATAGCTTCTGCATCGATGGGCGAAGTTGATCATCGGTAACACCTGAAGCCTTAGATAGTTGAGAAATAAACTCCTCGATGCGTGGAGTCTCAAAGGCTAAGCCTAAGTTCTTGACAGATTGTGCAAGACGTGTCGCTGCTTGCTCGTCTTCTATGAATGCCTTGGCTGCATTCTTGGCAAACTTGAGAACCTGCTGGGCTCCAAATGTAGCGGCAAGGGCTCCGCCTAATCTCTTGACGCCCTTCTCTAGGGTGTTAGTTGCTTTGCCAGCTTGATCGAAAGCCTTCTTACCTTTGAACTCGCCGATAATCGGGATGCGTAACTCAGCCATTCTTGCCTTTCGCGTTAAACTTTGCGGCAGCCTTTTCGAGTGCCTTGATTACTCCAGCCTTGGCTTTGCCTTGATCCTGCTCATAAGCCTTAAACATTGCACGGCCTTGCATCTTGCCACGGCCTGCGAAAGTCCCAGAGAATCGAGGACTAAAGTTGCCAGATAGTCCAGACTTACGTCCAGCGGTCTCAACGATTGCGCCTGCTGCCGTCTTATTGTGGATCGATACTGTCTGCACCCATCCTTGACGATTAGGCTTAGTTGGTGTCAGTTTATAGCCAACGCCTCGACGAGCTTCTGCTGCATCGTACATCGGAAACTTGGCCGTCTTGACTTCATGCTTGACGAATCCAGATGGAGCCTCTGAGTTAGACGGCAAGAATCCTCTAGCCTTCTTTACTAAAGGCTTTAAGAATCCCACCATTTCGTCACGAGTTTCTTTGTCTAGATCAGGATCGAATTGCTTCAGAGCTTTGCGAAGCGCACTAGCGCCTTTTAGCTCTGTAGGCATCGCTCTGCTCCTTTGCTCTATCTTTCAATGCTTTCAGTAACATCTGGAGCATCGATGAATCTAAATCAATTAAAGATTGTGGAGGGATAGCCGTCTCAATGCTCAAGCGAGCGATGAGATAGTGGATGCTATCCCTGCCTAGGCCAAAGGGTCAGACTCTGCAACCTCGACACTCTTTAGAGTTTCGAGAAAGTCTGCGCCGAATGGCTTGACTGTGACTCCACTTAGTCGAAGGCCTTCCCATGCAAGCCAATAGACATCCGACTGCTTCTCATCATCGCGGAACGCTTTGTGAAATCCCTTTTTAGCATATAGCTCGAACGCGTACTCAAGTCGAGGAGTGATCTCGATCTCGGTGACGCTGTTGTCTGCCATCGTGACTATTAACTTTGCCATGCTGTGCCCCTTTGTTTAGTTAGATTATGAGGTAGATACTGCGATTGTGCCGTTAACATTAAATGTCACGCTTTGCATCGATAGATCAGCTACAGAACCATTGATGTCTGTTGTGCCGTTGATCAAGCATGTCATTGTGTAGAGAGGGTTA